CTTACCACACAACACCTTACGCCTACTAGAGTATATCGGCATCCTAACACGTTGTCTACACTGGAGTTACGCGATATCTGCCTAGAACTAGCCGTAAGTGCTTGGTATTCTTATACTTAGGATGAATTTTCGCGGCCCGGTTTGATGTAAGTGCTTATGGATCAAGGGTTTACGTCAAATGATGATCAACGACTGCTTTGCAGTATTCAAAGAATTTCTGTTCACTTAGATTCATTTTCATCTTATTTATATCTTTATGAACAAACTGTATATTACCTTTTATATATGCTTTATTGGAATCTATTCTATCAACAGATGCTGTCCATTCTCTATCTTTTAAAAACTCGCTATGAGAATAAGGAAGAGTTATATCTAGACCAGATAAAGCACATTTAAAATTTTGTTGTGTTATTTTTTCTTCTAAGTCTTCTGGATTTATATCAAATTTTATATTTCTATTCAATGCGTTTGTCTTAACCGCAAACCAATACATTCTCATAATATTTTTAGACACAAATTCTGTTTCACTAATCATGCACCCACAAGACTTTTTTCTTCCACTATTAATTAGTGTTTTTTTACACCTAATAGTATTACCGCATCTACACTTACAAATAACCGCTTTATAATTATCAATTTTACCATCTTCTTTTATTATTGTTAAATATGATTCTAACTTTTTAAATCTAGGCATTTTATATTCCTAATAGTTTGCATATTATTGCTATATAAATATATACACCACAAATAGAGAAAGCCGCCCTATTTCTAGAGCGGCTTCCTCGTTCACGCCACGAAAGGATAAGATCTTTATACTGCGTTTGCAAACTCCATTGCTAACTTCAATGCTTTGACATTGTCATTTGCATTTTGTCCGAACCAAAGAGAGTCGAGACGATTATCGGTCGTGCGACCCTTGACATAGTTCAGATAGGAGTTGAATCCATTATAAGCAGCCCAATATGTACCTCTTACTCCCGACATTGACTGTTCTGAGCCTTCGATACGCTCCATAATATCTTCAATAATATTGCGAGTACGAGTTTTGACATCCTCGTCTGGAGTCTTCTCGATACCCAAAACAACCTTTACATAAGCCTCAACATCCTTCTGATTATAACTCTTACTGGCAAGAAAGCGATACTGCTCGGCAGTAGCCTCAAACTCTGCATTAATATTGTCCATAATATCACGCACACTATCCAGATTGGTCTTACTGGAACGAGTATGGCGAATACGAAGCAACTTGCTTTCCTTATGGGAATGAGCAAATGCGAGAGTATTCACACACACAACACGAATCGGAGTATATCCGACGCGAATAGCGGTCGAACCATCATGGCTATTGGAAAGCAGAATAAACTTGCTAACCTCGTCACCCTTGACGATTTCGCTATTATCCCTATTCAACTGGGCAAGTACCCAAACCTTCTGACCGAAGTGGAGCGAACCGGCGGTATGCAGACCACACTCGCCAGCGTCCAGAAACGGCTGGAACCAATCGAAAGCATCACTATTCTGGAGTGGGGTATAACGAGGTCCAACAACGCCCAGAATACTACCATCACTCTTACGATAAGTAGCACGATGATTAACGGGAGTACCATCAATAGTCACCAAATCCTTCAAACCAACTTCCCAATCCAGACCAGCAGAAACCATCGCATCGCTAACGGTGATACCCTCTTCGACCTTATTACCAAGGCCGTGCCACGGGGTAGCACCAACAAACATCATCTTTTCAACAGCAGCAGGCATAATCATCTTCCTTTCGTGATACTGAACTCTTAACTCTTATACGCCAAGTATACCACTAGTATCGGCAGAGTCAAGGGTCAAACTTGCGAAAAAATTTATTGCCGTAACCCGTTGAGAAATAAGGACTTACGACGCGGCGGGCCGGGCCGCTTCGCCCTAAGTACTTGGCTGGCAAGTATTTAGGAGCGGCACCCCAAGATCACGCTCGCATAAAGACGACCCGTCGCTATCGGCTTTGTACGAGCATTCACTTGGTAGGTAGCAATAGATACCTATACATTTAGAGAAAGGATATTCATTTTTAATTCTACGTTTAATATGCTTAACTGTGTTACCAGAGCAAATTAAATCGTCTAATATGACATAACGGTGCGGTGCAACTCCTTCTGTAGAGAACTCTGAATAACATTTTTCACCATGCTTTCTTACTACTAGGATATGCCTATTAAGAATCTCTGCTACTTGGGGAACTACTATCAGTCCGCTAGTGCCACAAGCAACAATAACATCAAAATCATAAGGACGTAACTTTCTAACGGCCTCCATAACTATCATATTTCTAAACTTGTGATTTAGAACGATGCTAGTATGGCTAGCACCTTGGATATATTTACCATCACTAGTTTTACGAAAGTCATCAATTTTAGTTGTTAGAACATTCATAAAACAAAACCGGGCTTACGATTTGAACGTAATAGTATAAAGAGAAAAAGAAAGAATACTTGTCCCACCAAGTTGACCCGGTTAGAGAGAAAGATTAGTTATCGTCGTCCGCAATCTCGTCCGCTACATTGAAGTAATAGTTGTCGTACTCTTGTGTGTAGTCGTATCCATCATCATAGTTATCACTGTCGTCGTCAACAGATTCGGTATACAGATCATATAGATCATCACTATCATTAACCATACGATCATATTCATAGTCATAAGTCATATCTTTCTCCTTAGTTACCATTGTACACCAAACCACAACAACTGTCAAGTGGAGGAGGTGGGACTCGAACCCACGATATTCTGATTAAAAGTCAGACTCTTTAGCCGCTAAGTTACTCCTCCGTATCACTCTAGCATTGTATCACAGACCAACCATCTGTCAATAGCCCCAAGGAGGATCGAACTCCTATCTCCGGGATGAAAGCCCGGTATACTAGCCATTATACTATGGGGCCATAAAAACAGGACAGGGTAGCCATAACCACAAACCTTTAGGTTGGAATCTTTAGGTTTATTTTGTGGTGGGTTTACTGTTTCCTATTCCTGTTTCGTAACTCTGCGCCAGCCTCCGTCACATCAAAGTAGGGCGTGGAGGAGTCGAACCTTCCCTTTTTTTCACCTTATAAGAGTGACTGCCACTACCGGCGGCAACGCCCCATACGAGTATCATACACTATCTATCGGCATCTGTCAACCATTATCTTTAGAAAAACAGAGGCCCAGGGAATCTAACCCTGACCGGCTTTCACCGGCCCGCTTTAGCAAAGCGGTGCAGCAAAACAGTATCTGCCTGACCTCTAAATATAACTGCCCGACTAGGACTCGAACCTAGAACCCAGCGGTTAACAGCCGCTTGCAACTACCATTGTGCTATCGGGCAATAATTCCGGGACTACGATTTGAACGTAGAATAAAGGATCCAAAGTCCTCTGTGATACCGTTTCACCATCCCGGAAGCCCACAGAGGGAATCGAACCCCCGTCCGATGATTACAAATCAACTGTAATAGCCATTATACTATGCGGGCGTGGACTACATATCATACTCATTCCGCCAAGTTTTGTCAACGGCGGATCGTGTGCGTTGACGCTTGGGCCGATTGTCCATAACCGTGTGCCGATACTCCTTGTGGCCCGTGGGCACCTCCCAGTGCTTCTTGATTTTGATCTGGATATTCTCGTATTTTCGGCGGGAAGTCATACCATTGTCCGTTTTCGTGAAGGTAAAAAATTCTTTTGATATTAGGATCGTAAGCCATCAGACAGTATTGTACCGGATAGGTTGGTTTTGTCAATACGGGTTTTTGAGGTAAAGGGATTTTAATATCACCCTTTTGATAATCTTTCAATCCTGTATATGCTAATCCCAACAATGCTACCAATACACCTACCCATTGTATCATACCCGATCCTCTTTGCAAGCGCCCTCTGGAAACCATACCATTTTATCGGCAAACCAGCAGCAAAACTTTAACTGCCATTTTGGCAGCCGGGCCGCGCCGCCTGCCGTTTTGACAGAATAATAGCCCCAGGAGGAATCGAACCTCCAATAACTGCTTAGAAGGCAGTTGTTATATCCATTTAACTATAGGGCCGTCAATGCCGCAAGCCCCTCACGGCGTCCCGTGGGGGCTATATGGTTTGATGGCGGATCACTTTACCATCGTTAATGTACTAGCAGCAGATCCTTCCCGGAAACCACTCCGGTTATCAGTTGGTTAGACTCTGCTAGGCCGGTTGAATCCCCGGCATATTACGCGGGAAGTTATCCCGCCGCACTATGCCTAAAATCTATTTATACTGGCATAGTCCAGTTTGTCAACTCAGGCAACAGCCTCCG